TATACGATAAGGTCTACGAGTGGTACACCTCAGGCCCACGGCAGCGTCTCCAGCCGGGGGGAGCTATTGTCATCGTGATGACCCGATGGGCCATGCGCGACCTCACCGGGCAGGTGATAAAAGCCAGCGCTCAGCGCGGCGGTGAGGAGTGGGAGGTCATTGAGTTCCCGGCCATCATGCCCTCGGGCAACCCGCTGTGGCCGGAGTTCTGGTCACTGGAAGAACTCTCTGCGCTACAAGAAGAACTGCCTAACGCCAAGTGGCAGGCACAGTACCAACAGAACCCCGTTGGCAACGAGTCGGCCATCGTCAAGCGCGACTGGTGGAAATGGTGGGACAGCGAAGACCCGCCTGCGTGCGACTACATCCTCCAGACGTGGGACACGGCGTTCGAGAAACACCAGCGTGCTGACTACTCCGCAGGCACTACTTGGGGCATCTTTAAGAACCCCGAGGACCACGACCAGCCCAACATTATCCTGCTCAACACCTATAAGAAACGGGTGGAGTGGGTGGACTTGAAGCGCGATGTGCTGCGGGAATACAACGAGTGGGAGCCCGATGGGATGCTCATCGAAAAGAAGGCTACCGGCGCTCCACTTATCTACGAACTCCGCTCGATGGGTATTCCAGTACAGGAATACACGCCGTCAAAAGGCCAAGACAAGATCGCCCGTTTGAACTCCGTCAGCGACATAATCGCCTCGGGAAAGGTATGGGTACCGCGTACGCGCTGGGCCGAGGAGTTGGTTGACGAGATTGCTGCGTTCCCTTCTGGAGAGAACGACGACTTGGTTGACGCGACCACATTGGCCCTGATGCGCTTCAGACAAGGCGGGTTCCTTCGACTGCCTTCAGATCAGCCGGACGAGCCCAAGTTTTTCCGCCGCCGTGGCGGTGGGTTTTATTAAGGATGCATCATGGCTACTAATATCGACAGCGTTCTGTCTCAGATTGACCCGACGCTTCTTACTGACGAGCCTGCAATCGAGATTGAAATCGAGAATCCCGAGAGCCTGACTATTGGCATGGGCGGGGTGGAGATTGAACTGACTCCGGAAACAGATACCTCCGGAGCCGACGACTTCGACGCAAACCTCGCTGAGTTCCTTGACGAGAACGAGTTGCAGTCCCTTGCCTCTGACCTGATGGGTGACGTGGAGGGCGACATCGCCAGTCGCAAGGACTGGGTCGATACGTTCGTCAAGGGCCTTGAGGTCTTGGGCATGAAGTATGAGGAGCGCACCGAGCCGTGGAACGGCGCGTGTGGCGTGTACTCCACTATCTTGACCGAAGCGGCTGTGCGCTTCCAGTCGGACACCATCATCGAGACGTTTCCCGCTGCGGGTCCGGTCAAGACCGAGATCGTTGGTGCCATCACCAAACTCAAGGAAGAAGCTGCCGAGCGTGTCCGCGACGACATGAACTACCAGCTTACCGAGGTGATGCCTGAGTATCGCCCGGAGCACGAGCGCATGCTGTACTCGCTGGGTCTGGCAGGTGCTGCGTTCAAGAAGGTCTACTTCGACCCCGGCTTGGGGCGGCAGGTGGCGATGTTCGTCCCCGCCGAAGAGATCATCATGCCGTACGGGGCGTCGAGCATCCTCAACGCTGAGCGCGTGACGCACATCATGCGCAAGACCAAGAACGACCTGAGGAAGTTGCAGGTTGAAGGGTTCTACCGCGACATCGACTTGGGCGACCCCATCAACATCCATACGGATGTGGAGAAGAAGAAAGCCGAGGAGCAGGGCTACAGCCTGACCGACGACGACCGCTACCAAATCTACGAGATCAACGTAGATCGGGTCATTGACAGCGACCCTCTCAAGGATGACGATGGCATCGCACTGCCGTACATCATCACTATCGAAAAGGGGACCAACAATGTCCTTGCGATCCGCCGCAACTGGAACCCTGACGACGAGAAGAAGCTCAAGCGCCAGCACTTCGTACAGTACACGTACATTCCGGGCTTTGGTGCTTACGGTATGGGTCTTATCCACATTATTGGTGGATACGCTCGTGCTGGCACTTCTATCATCCGGCAGTTGGTTGATGCCGGTACTCTCAGCAATCTTCCCGGTGGCCTGAAGGCTCGCGGCCTTCGTATCAAGGGTGACGACACCCCGATTGCTCCGGGTGAGTTCCGCGACGTAGACGTGCCCAGCGGGGCAGTGCGTGACAACATCATGCCGCTGCCGTACAAGGAGCCGAGCCAGACGCTGCTGGCGCTGCTGAACCAGATCACGGAAGAGGGTCGCCGACTGGGTTCGATCTCCGAGATGAAAGTCTCGGACATGTCTGCTCAAGCACCTGTAGGTACGACGCTCGCCCTCCTTGAGCGGCAGTTGAAGCTGATGAGCGCGGTGCAGGCTCGCGTGCACTACGCCATGAAGCAGGAGTTCAAGCTCCTCAAGGGCATCATCCGCGACTACACGCCGACCGACTACGACTACGAGCCGGTTGAGGGCTCGCGCAAGGCCAAGCAGGGTGACTACGACATGGTGGAGGTCATCCCCGTGTCGGACCCCAACAGCAGCACGATGGCTCAGCGGATCATGCAGTACCAAGCTGCGATCCAGTTGGCCCAAGGCGCACCGCAGATCTACGACCTGCCGCAGTTGCACCGTCAGATGCTTGAGGTGTTGGGCATCAAGAACGCCGACAAGCTCGTGCCTCTTGATGACGACATGACTCCCAAAGACCCGGTGTCGGAGAACATGGCGTTCCTCAACGGCAAGCCGACGAAGGCGTTCCTGTACCAAGACCACAACGCGCACATCGCTGCGCACATGATGTTCATCCAGAACCCCAGCATCGCGCAGATGGTTGGGCAGTCGCCGATGGCTCAGCAGATGCAGGCCGCAGTCATGGCGCACATCAACGAGCACCTTGCGTTCCAGTATCGGATGCAGATCGAAGAGCAGCTTGGCGTTCAACTGCCCCCGCCCAACGAGTCACTGCCTGAGGACGTTGAAGTGCAGTTGTCGCGTCTGGTGGCACAAGCCGCAGTCCAGCTTACTCAGCAGGCGCAAGCCATGGCTCAGCAGCAACAGGCTCAGCAGCAAGCGCAAGATCCGCTCATCCAGCTTCAGCAGGCTGAGTTGCAGATCAAGCAGCAGGACTCGCAGACCAAGGCTCAGAAGGTACAGGGCGACTTGGCGATCAAGCAGCAGGAGTTGCAGCTTCGGGCGCAGGAGATTGCCAGCCGTCAGGGTGAAGACCCGGCTGTGGCCGCTGCCCGCGCACAGCAAGAGATGCAGATGGCTCAGCAACAGCAGGCCGCGCAGCAGCAGGCTGATCAGCAGCGTCACGCGATGGAGATGCAGCAGCGAGCCGCTGAGCACGAGCAGGACATGACGTTCAAGCGCCAGTCCGACACGCTCAAGCTCCAGCAGCAAGCCATCCAGATGCGTATGTCCCAACAGCAGACAGAGAAACCTAAGAGCGACGAGTGAAGACTATCTTCATCAGTATTGCGTCGTACTGCGACCCTGAGTTGCCGTACACCATACAGAACGCCTTTGACACTGTGTCAAGGGCGGATCGCCTTCGCATTGGCGTGGTCGAGCAGCAGACCGAAGAGCGCAGACTGCGCTTTGATGAGAACGCGGCCTCGTACATACGCTACCTGCGCGTGGAGCCCAATCAGTCCCGAGGGGCGTGTTGGGCGCGATCAGTGGCAATGACGCTGTACGACGGTGAAGATTGGTTCTTCCAGATTGACTCGCACATGATGTTCGAGAAGGACTGGGATGAGTACTTTATCGAGCAGTGGCATGAGGCCCGTAAACAGGCTCGAAAGCCGCTCCTTTCCAGCTATCCGCATGCCTACGAGATCAAGAACGGGGAACGAGTAAAGCTAAAAGCTACTGAAGGTGCGCTAGTACACATAGTCCCGTCTACACACAGCTTTGAGGACGGCCACTTAGCGTTGGCGTTTAATGCCGTGCCGTTCGATACGACCAAGCCCGTACGTGGTTTTCACATCGGAGCCGGGTGTCTGTTTGCTCCGGGCAACTTCGTGTCCGAGGTTCCTTATGACCCCTGCGCGTACTTCACGGGGGAGGAGCAAGCGCTGGCGCTTCGCGCATTCACTCGTGGATGGGACATCTTCCATCCGCCCAATCTCCCTGTGTATCACCTCTATGACACGGGGGATGGCTCTGTTGCCCGAACAAAACACTGGGACGAAGCAGCCGATAAAGACCGTGCAGTACGTTGGTGGGAGCGCGACAAGCAAGCCAAGACTCGGTTTCAGCAGCTTGTGGATAGCCGTCCAATGGGCATTTACGGTGCGGGCCGCAGGCGGTCTGTAGAGGATTACGCTGCATTTTGTGGCGTTGACTACAAAACGAAGACTTTGACCGAAACGGCCCGTGTCGGGCCTTGGGCTAATAAGGAGTAAGTATGGCAGCGACTGTTTTCTCTGTGGTCCTCAGAGAGATAGAAGAGCGACAAAAAAGTTTGTCCGACGCGCTGGCTTCAGGCGCGGCCAAGGACCACGCTGAGTACCGATTCATGTGCGGGGAAATCCGGGGTCTTTCCTTCGCGCATTCTTACGTAACCGACCTCGTGCGAAAACTGGAGCAAGACGACGATGAGTGAAATCCTTGTAAGCCAAGACGGCGAAACCGCAACCACTCTGCCCGCAACGGCAGAGGAGAAGGCTCGCCAAGTCCCTGATCCCGCCACCTACCACCTCCTGTGCGTTCTTCCGGAGATTGACGAACAGTACGAAAGCGGCCTCGTGAAAGCGGGCCAGACGATGCACTACGAAGAAGTGCTATCGCCCGTTCTGTTTGTCGTCAAAGTCGGGCCGGACGCTTACAAGGACGAGAAGCGCTTCCCCAGTGGGGCGTCTTGCAAGGTAGGCGACTTTGTGTTGGTTCGCCCCAACACCGGCACCCGCATCAAGATCCACGGTAAGGAGTTCCGGATCATCAACGATGACTCCGTGGAAGCCGTGGTTCAAGACCCCCGTGGTATCACCCGTGCGTAAGGAGTAGGCCATGCCCGCAGGAAAAGACGAGTTCAAGTTCCCCGACGAAAAGGAAACAAAGGAAGACAGCATTGAGTTTTCCGTCGAGGACGATATTGAGGTCGTAGACGATACGCCCGAAGGGGATAGGGGCCGTTCGCCTATGAAGGAGCCCCCGAAAGACTTCGCCGACGATGAATTGGCAAAGTACGACGAGGGTGTTCGTAAGCGAATCCAGCACTTTACTAAGGGTTATCACGAAGAGCGGCGAGCCAAAGAGACCGCTTTGCGTGAAAAAGAAGAGGCTATTCGCGCAGCGCAGGCCATTGTTGAAGAGAACAAGAAGCTCAAAGGTTCTCTCTCGCAAGGCCAACAAGCACTGCTTGAGCACGCCAAAAAGGTAGTTGCCGGAGAGTTGGAAGACGCCAAACGCAAATACAAGGAAGCGTATGAGGCGGGGGATTCTGACGCTTTGGTGGCGGCGCAAGAAGAACTCACGACCGCGAAGCTCAAAACCGAGCGCGTGAACAATTTTAGGCCCGCCCCTTTACAACAAGAAACTCCTGTTGTACAACCCGAGCAAAACGTAGCTGCACCTCAACCGGATTCCCGTGCGCTAGAGTGGCAGAGAGATAATCAGTGGTTTGGTCAAGACGAGGAAATGACGGGCTTTGCGCTTGCTCTGCATAACAAGCTCATCAAATCCGGTATTGACCCTACATCAGACGAGTACTACGACCGGGTTAACTCCCGTATGCGGCAAGTGTTTCCCGATTCGTTTGAATCGGAGAAGCAGGCGAATGCGTCACCTTCGTCTCGCAAATCGAACGTAGTAGCTCCTGCGTCGCGCAGCACAGCGCCCAAAAAGATCGTGCTGACGAAATCGCAGGTTGAAATCGCCAAGCGGCTTGGTGTTCCTCTGGAACTCTATGCTCGTAAGGTTGCGGAAGAAATGAGGAAATAATCATGGCTGAATCTAATCGTTTGACCCGAGAGCTTGAAACCCGTGAAGAATCGGCGCGCCCTGCACGCAAGTGGACGCCGCCCCAACTGCTGCCCGAGCCGGAACCCGAGCCGGGCTATGCATTTCGGTGGATTCGTTTGAGCATCTTCGGCACCGCTGATCCGGCCCATATTTCCGCCAAGATGCAAGAAGGCTGGGAGCCTGTCAAGGCTTCTACGCAGCCCAAGCTGCGTGTCCTGTCTAACCCGAACGGTCGGTTCCCCGACGGTATCGAGATTGGCGGACTTCTTCTTTGCAAGACCCCGGTTGAGTTGACTGAGCAGCGAAACGACTACTACCTGAACCAAGCCGATTCGCAAATGCGCTCTGTCGACAGCAACTTCATGCGCGAGAACGACCCTCGGATGCCCTTGTTCGCGGACAAGAAATCCAAGGTGACTTTTGGCAAAGGCACTTAATCTAGGAGTCCAACATGGCTTACCCCTCTGTTGACGCCGCATACGGTTTCAAGCCAATCAATGAACTGAACGGCCTACCCTATGCTGGCGCAATCCGCCAGATTCCGATTGCTCGGAACTATGGCACCGCCATTTTCAATGGCGACCTCGTTGAACTGATTGCCAACGGCACTGTTGTGCTGACTGGCATGACCACGTCTACCACGACGACGGCTCGCGCCGGTCAGGTTGGTATTTTCGTGGGCTGCTCGTACACCAACCCCTCGACGGGTCAGAAGTTGTTCGCCCAGTATTACCCCGGTAATGTTCTGGCTAACGACATCACGGCTTTCATCGTTGATGATGACCGTGCAGTCTTTAAGGCTGTGATGGTTGGTCAGCCCTCCGCAGGTCTGAGCAACACCGCTACCACCGTTGGCTTTGCCGCACAAAGTTTCGTTGGCAACAACGTGTACTGCGTGACGGGTACCGCCGGTAATGCCAATACGGGCAATTCTGCCATGGCTGTATCTGGCGACCAGCCGAGCAACGGTACCGGTAACGTGGCTGTTGCCACGGCTCTGCCGTTCCGCGTCGTTGGCGTTGTGCCTGAGACTGCTGTGACCCTCACGGGCACCGGCAGCACCTCTGGCTCCAGCACCACGGTGACGCTGGCTGCTGCTGTTACCGGTCTGCAATCCGGTATGCAGTTGATCTGCCCGACTGGCACTGGCTCTCTTGCCGGTAACTACATCACGGTTACGAACGTGAACGGCACGACCGTTACTGTGTCGAGCGCTATCACGCTGGCCTCTGGCTCCGCTCTGACCTTCGTGGGCTTCCCCGAAGTTCTGGTCAAGTGGAATCAGGGTTACCACTCGTATGCCTTTGCAACCGGCATTTAAGGAGTAACTCAAAATGGCAATTTCTCGTGCCCAACTACTGAAGGAACTCCTGCCGGGTCTGAACGCCCTGTTTGGTTTGGAGTACGCTCGCTACGGCGAAGAGCACAAAGAGATCTACGAAACGGAGACCTCTGAGCGCTCGTTTGAAGAGGAAACCAAGCTGTCTGGCTTCTCCGCCGCTCCGGTGAAGAACGAAGGCTCTGCGATTGCTTATGACAACG